TGGCTGACGCGCACCGCGTTGCCGCCACCGCCGTACCAGCCCGCGTGGGTGACCACACCGGCCTCCGAGGCGGCGATGCCCGTCCCGGTGGGCGCAGCCAGGTCCACGCCCGCGTGCAGGCGACGCTGGCCGGTGATGGGGTGCGTGCGCATCCCGAAGCCCGACGTGCGCCGGTAGGAGCCCATGACGGGGAAGGCGGCCATGGTGTTCGTGGTCGGGCCGCCGTGGTCGCCGTGGGTGGGGTTGAGCAGTGCCTGACCCTCGGGGGTCATGGAGCCCGGCGTCGCGGGCAGATCGCCGTCCGGTCCACCGATGCGCATGTTGAAGCCAGAGCCGTTCACCTGTCGGCCCTTGTCGTCGAAGATGAGCTTGCTGAAGTTGAGGCCCAGGCGCTCCTTGTACGTCAGCTTCAGGTCGTCCGAGGTCTTCTCGGCGTTCTCCTTCACGCCGTCGCGGCCCAGACCCAGAGCGTCCAGCAGCGACTTGAGCTGTTCCTTGGCCGTGCCGGTCATGCGAGTCAGAGCTTCCTTGGACAGCTCCTCGAAGGTGCCGGTGGTCTCCTCGAAGGACCGGTTCAGATCCGCCTGGGCGCGGGACATCTGCTTCTGCCAGTCCGCGACCGTCTGCGCCATGGCCCGCGCGTAGTCCTCGGAGTTGCGGGCCATCATCCGCGCGTAGTCCTCCTGGCCACGCGTGGTCGTCTTCGCGTAGTCGTCGGTCATGCGCGTCTGCATCTTGGTGTAGTCCTCGGCCATGCGAGACACCGAGCGGTTGTAGGCTTCCGCACCGCGCTTGGCCATGCGGTCGAAGTCTTCCTCGGCCCGGTCAGCCGCCAGCTTGAACTGGCGCTCCATCTCGACGTACGCCTCGTTGTCCGTGTCCTTGTTGAAGGCGTCGGCCAGGGAGAGGCGTCCCTTGATGGCGTTGTTCCACTGCTTGACCAGCGTGGGGTCCTCAGCCAGGTCCTGCACGAACCGCGCGAGCTGCTGGGCGTTCTTCGGGTCGTTCAGGCCCAGCTGCTTGATGACGTCGCTGGAGACCCCCATCTCGCGCACGCGCTGGAGGTTCTGGGTCTGCTGGGCGAACTGAGCGTTCTGGTCCTGGGCGTTCGTCAGCAGGTTCTGGGCGTCCCACGTGGGCACGGTCGTGATCCGCGAGAAGATGTCGGACATCTGCTTCGCGGTGTTGCGCGTCATCAGCACGAGCTGGTGCTGGTAGTCCTCCTCCTGCCGACGGCGCGAGAGCTGGAAGTCGTACTCGCTCTGCTGGCGCGAGAGGTTGAAGTCGAACCAGCCGCGGTTCAGCGAGGTGTAGTAGTCCTCGTTGCTGCGCATGCGCTGGAGCTGGAAGTCCTCCTCCGAGCGCTGACGCTGGCGGTTGAAGTCCGCGTTCGAGCGCGCCACCTGGAGGGCCTGGTTGTAGTTCGACCGGCCCTGCTGGATGGCGAAGTCCTCGCTCGCCCGGCCCTGGGAGATGTCGAACTCCCGGCCCGCGCGCACGATGGTCTTCAGGCGGTTGTACAGCGCGCCACGCTGCTGCTCGTAGGCGTCTTCGGCAGCCATGATCCGGCGCTCCCGGTCAGGGGAGTCCGGAGCCTGGTAGGCGGCAGTGAGGTTGTCCCGGATCACGCCAGCCTGCTGCGGGCCGGACATGTACTGCATCCCGTAGCCCTGGAGCCGGTCCGCGGCCTGCTGAGCGGAGTTGGCCAGCTGGAACAGCGGGTCGCTGGCGTCGCCCACGGCGCTCTTGAGCCGCTGAAGCTCGGCGTTGGCCTGGGTGGTGCTGCCGGTCGCCTGGGTGAGCGCAGCAGCCCACTGCGTGGCGGCCTGGAGCTGAGCGTTCTCGTTGCCCTCGTTCTGGATCGCCCCGGTGAGCACGCCACCCAGCGGAGTGCTCGACAGGTACTGCTGGCCCGCCATCGTCGCCTGGAGACGCCGGGTGAGCGGGGACAGCGGAGCGTCCTCGGGGTTCGGCATCTTGTACATCTGGGTGTACTGGTCGGCGCTGGACAGCCCGGAGACCATCTCCAGGTACGCCTGACCCTTGCCGCTCTCCTCCAGCCACTGGCGGAAGATGTCGATGCGCTCGGTGTCGTTCTCCGCGTCGCGCAGCTTCTTGTTGATCCCGAAGGTCATGCCGAGCTCGCCGGACTGGTAGCCCAGCGTCTTCTCGATGGCTGCCGCGACCCGCTGCTCCTCGTGCGCCGAGGACAGGTTGCCGAACTGACCGAGCAGCGCGTTCACCGAGGCGTTGGTGACCCGGTTCGCCTCACCCTCACCGAACTGCGTGGCCACCTGCGCCCGCGTGACGTCCGTGGAGGAGGTCAGCGAGGCCAGGGCGTCCTCGAACTCACCACGGGGGCGGAACTGCCCCAGGATGTTCTCCCAGACCCCTGCGTTCTCGCTGGTAGACCCAGAGAGCATGTTCCCGGGGCGGAACCAGCCGCCCGATGCCGCGTCGATGATCTGCTGCGCCTGGTCCGGGCCGAACTTCTGGATCAGGTCCAGCTTGGCGGCCTGCATGACCTGTGGCGAGGCTTCCCCGTTGGAGAAGATCGTCGACATGTAGGCGGTGGCCTGCTCCTTGTTCATCCCCGACAGCGTGCTGTCGGTGAGCGTGCGTCCCGCCGTCTGACCCGCCTGGATGTCGGCGCTGCGGACCTGCCGTGCCTCACCCTGGGTGTCGGTCTCGATCTCGTCCTCGGCCCGCTTCAGGGTGTTGGCGAAGGAGAGCGCGGCAGCGCCCGCCAGGCCCAGGTTGGTGGCGTAGCGGTTGTACGAGGAGTCGATGCCGTTGGCGTCGCCCAGGCGGGTGCCGAACTCCCGCCCGGAGCGGTTGGCGTCCGAGGCGTACATGAGCCCTGCGATGCCTGCGCCCACGGCCAGGCCAGCAGGACCACCCACGAGACCCAGGAGGCCCGCTCCGGCGCTGCGCAGGCCACGACCCACCAGAGAGCCCGTCGTCGTCGCTGCCAGGCGCGTGAGGCCTGCCGTGGCGCTCGCCAGGGATGCTGTGAAGCGACCGGTGGAGGCGACGGCAGAGCCGAGCGCGCGACCGAAGGAGGCACCCTCCCCGGAGCGCACCGCACGCCAGTCGTTGCCCATGCGGCGGAACTCGTCACCGGGACGACGGGTGATGTCCCCGACCCGGGAGAACTCCAGCGGGGAGATGGCACTGCGAGCCAGCCCCATGGCACCGGACCAGCCCATCGAGGCCAGCATGGCGGCACGGGCACCGATGCCCGCTCCGCGCGGCACGCCACGGTTCTCCAGGCCCCGGTTGGCCCGGTCCATGAGGTAGCGCGGGGAGGCCAGGTAGCTCAGCTGCCCACCCTGGTAGAGCATGCGCTGGAACCGGCTGCCGCCGCCCTCCTCGAAGGAGTTGATGGAGCGCCGGTAGATCCCGGAGCTGGGGTCGATGCCGAAGGCGCGCTGACGTCCCCGTGCGCGGCCAGCCCCGAAGGATCCGCGCATGAGCATGAGACCACCAGCGGCAGCGGAGAGCATGCCGAAGTTGTTGAGGGCGAACCCGGCCACGCCCGCCAGGCCAGCACCACCAGCGGTCAGGGCACCGAGCAGGCCAGTGATCGGCCCGGTCACGGTGCGCACCGCCCCGGCGATGGAGTTGATGGCCTTGACGATGCCCTCGGCCACCGGCAGGAAGGTGGCACCGAAGGACTGCGACAGGGACGTCAGGGTGTTCTTGAGCTTCTGGGTCTCGTCGTTCAGGCCGTTCATGGCCTCGGTGGACGCCTTCATCAGGTCGGAGTCCTTGCCGGTGCCGAAGGACTTGTTGACCTGATCCATGGCCTCCTTGAGGCCACCGCTCTGGGCCAGACCCTGGATAGCCCGCATCGCCCGGGGGCCGTCCAGACCCATCCGCTCCAGGACCTTGATCGCGTCAGGCCCCGCCTTGTTGATGGAGGTGAACAGCGCCATCATCTGCTCGCTGGACCCCATCGCCTTGAACTCCTCGGTGGTCTTGCCCACGAGGTTGGCGTACATCTCCAGCTCGTTGCTCCCGTACCGCGACGCGCGCGAGATGTCGGTGAGCATCTTGGAGAAGGCGTTGGCGGCCGTGTAGCCGTCCTGCCCCGCCTTGAGGAACGCCGCAGAGAAGCCCATGACCTCCTTCTGCGTCATCCCCACAGTTCGGGCGATGGGGGCCAGCTGCTGCGAGAACTGGAGCACCCCAGACGCGCTCACGCCCAGGTTGGACTGAAGCCCGACCAGGGAGGAGGCGAACCGGTCCATGGACTCTTCGGTGGTGCCCATGGACCTCTGGAGCTGGACCATGCCGGTGGCGAGTTGGCCGAGGTCTTCTCCAGTGGCGGCGGACAGCTTGATCAGCGTCTGCGCCGTCTTCTCCAGGTTGGCAGGGTTGGACCCCATCTTCTGGAGAGCAGTGGCCAGCGCCACCACCTGATCGGTGGTGATCGGCAGGCTACGCCGCAGAGAGTCTACGGCGTTCTGGGTCGCCTGGAAGTTGCGTCCCGTCACAGCGGCCGTCGCCTGAAGCGTGGAGAGCTGGGAGTCGAAGCGCCCAGCGGCGACCGTAGCAGCCGTGATGGTTGCCACAGTCGCCGCCGAGACGATCTCCAGCTTGCGGCCGGTGCTCTTGGTCAGGCGGTCGAGCGAGGTGAGGAGCTTGTTCACCGAGTCGGTGACTGCCGTCGTGTTGGACGCAGCCGCCGTCATCTGCTGGTTGTACTGGCTTGCATCAGCAGTCAGTACGACGTTAGCTGTCCGCTCCTCCGTCGCCATCTTCGTCCGCCATCCTCCTGGTTCGGAGCTCTCGCTCACGGATGGCTCTGCGAGCCTTCTCCGCGGGCGTGAGCTTCGTCAGTTCGACCGTCGTGCCAGGGAGCCTCTGCTGACCCTCGGAGGCCACCGTCTTGAGGTAGCAGCCGTGGCAGTAGTGGTCCTGCGGCGTGTAGGCGAACTTGTTCTCTTCCCACTCCCATGGTGCCGTCCCGCACAAGGTGCACCTCTCACCCTTCTCCAGGGCAAACGCGAGCGCCTTGACCCGATCTTCCGCATCCCAGGAGAGGAACTCGGAGTGGGGGATGCCGTACTCAGAGCAGAGCGACATCTCCAGGTAGAAGGCCGAGTCGACTCTCAGACGCTCGCGTTGCGAGGGATGTCGAGCCCCTCCATGCAGACGTCGGACGCCGTGTTGAAGATCTGCGCCAGCTCACCAGCGGACCAGCGGTCGGAGTTGAACAGCTCGACGGCCTCGTCCTCGGTCACCTTGGGCTCCACGAGCGTGGCAGCCACCAGCGCCGGGTTGAAGGTTTCGAGGTTGACGCCGAGGTTCTCCGCGCGCTGCTTCTGCGTCGGCGGGTGCTTGGCGCGGAGCTTGTCGAGCTCACGCGAGCTGATGGCCTCGAACTTGAGGGTCACGATGTCGCCGTCGAGGTTGATCTCCAGGGTCTTCGCCTTGCGCTTCTTGTTGCGCAGACGGTCCAGGAGGTCAGACTTGTCGGCCTTGCTCTGCTCCTGGCGAGCCGCGGCGATCTTCACTTCACCGTTCGTCATCTTCGGTTCCTTCGGTTTGGCCCCACCGGGCGGATGGGGTTGGATTGGAGCGGCCCCTCCCCACGGTCTCTAGATCCACGTGGGGAGGGGCCTCGTCATCACGTAGCGACGGTCGCGGCCTCGATGGGCTCCTGCGGGACGGAGCACGAGACGGTGAAGGTCATCACCGTGTTCGAGGCCATGTTCGCCATCGTGCGAGAGGTGACGATGACCGGCCAGAGCTCCACCTCGTCCGCGGCGACGGGGAGGTTGGCCGTGCCAGTGCCGCCGAAGCGGCTGATGATGAACACGCCCTTGGTCGCGCGCGGCAGGGTCTCCCAGGCGAGGTCGTCGTCGTCGTCCCGGTAGAAGTCCGCGTCGAAGGACGCCTGGACGGTACCGGAGATCGACGTCTCGAACAGGGTGTCGAGCGACGGCGTGGGGACCGTGTTGCCACGGCTGGACGCGTTCAGCGAGATGAGGAACGGGGTCAGCACCACGGCCGAAGCGATGTTCGCTGCCGACGGCGCGGACGAGAGCGTGAGGGACGGGGAGAAGCCGACCCAGGTGTTCTCGTTGGGGATGAGGCGAGTCATCAGCTCTTCTCCTTCTCGGTCGTGGCGGAGCTGGTGCTCTCGCTGTTCTTATCGTCCACACGTGTCCAGCCACGCTTGGACCACACCTTGTCGAACGAGCTCGGCAGGCTCTCGCCCTGAAGCTTGAGCTGCTTGTGCTCGATGCGGATCGGCTTCTCGCGGAGCGTCTCCGCGGACTTCTTCTGAACCATCAGAGGCTCCTTGAGAGGGTGAGGTTGAACGAATCGGTCTCGGAGAACGCTGTGGGGGTCACCGCGGTGGTGTACCCCACGCCACCGATTGCCGTGCAGTCGATGGTGGTGATCTTCCAGACCGTCACGCCGTCCTTCATGGTCAGCGGGACCTTCTTCACGTCCAGCAGGGCGGCGCGAACGTCGTCAGCGAGGTCTTCGACCTGCCGACGCTTGACCCCGTACGTGGTGAGCGTGTACGGGATCTTCCAGTCCATGGACGGGTCCCCGAAGGACCCGCTGGACCGAGTAGCGGTACCAGGGGTGGACACCAGGTAGGGGATGAACTCGGCGTTGACCTTGGCCGAGTCGCTCTGCCAGCCCACGTCGGGCGGAGCCTCGATGTCGCCCACGGAGACGTTGAGACCGGTCTGCACGAAGTCGATGAGCCAGTCCGTGATGACCCCGCGGTCCGGTGCGCTAGCCATTGAGCGTCCTCCCCACGATCATCTCGACACCGACCTTCGCTACATCCTCCCCAAGGGAGTCCAGCCACCTTGCGGCGGCAGGGCGCGCGAACGGACGTGGGGCGATGCCGGGGTGGATGACCATCTTCGCGCCCACCGTCTTGCCGTCGACCTGGAAGATGAGCGTGCCGCCCGGCTTCTTCGGGTGGATCTCGTACGGCCCCGTGGGGAACTCGCCCCGCGAGCCGGTGCCGTACTCGATGTAGACCGCGTAGTCCACACCCTCGGGGCCGATCTCGATGCGGTCGCCGTAGTGCTTGATCCGGATGGAGTCACGCAGCTTGCCGGACTTCACCGGCACGAGCGCCTTCATCTCGGTCTCGATCTTGGTGGCGATCTCCATCAGCAGATCGTTGACCGTGGTCTGGGCGTTGTTCGCGGCAGCGCGCAGATCCTTCTCCAGGTTCACCAGGTCGAGGACCGCTGCGTC